ATCACTGTCTGCCGTTGTATAACTAGCTCCAACTAAAGCATAATTACCCTTTGGTTGAAATGTAGCAGTTGCAGAACTAGCTGCATTATTAAGATCTGTTTTTGTTGCAAATGTAGTATCACTGTGACCCTTTGTATATCTATCAGCTAATTCATCATTAACAGTTTTTATAGCAGCATTATATGTAGCTAATGCTGGATAACGTCCATCACTGTCTGCCGTTGTATAACTAGCTCCAACTAAAGCATAATTACCCTTTGGTTGAAATGTATCGGTTGCAGATTTAGCAGCATTATTAAGATCTGTTTTAGTTGCAAATGTATCGGTTGCAGATTTAGCAGCATTATTAAGATCTGTTTTAGTTGCAAATGTTGCAAATTTTGCGTCATCTTCTGCCTTTGTATAACTAGCTCCAACTAAAGCATAGTTACCCTTTGGTTGAAATTTACCATCACTATCTACCTTTGTATATGTATTATCTAATGATGGAATAGTTTTAATTGAATTTTGAATATCTGATAATGTCGCATAAGTGCCTTTAGGTTGAAAACGAGTATCACTTTCAGATTTAGTATATCTTGCATTAATAGCATTTTCAAAATCTGTATTTAAAGGATAACGTCCATCACTTTCACCTTTTGTATAACTATCTCCTACACTAGCATAATTACCCATTATTGTATATATATTATATAAATAAATAAATATTTTTTATATAATAAATTAATAATTTATTTTTTAATTACAATTTTTCCATCAAAACAAAAAGTTTGAACTCCGTCTTTTCTTTTTAAACATAATTGCGACTCTGCATTTGTTTCAAGTGAATAATCACCAAGATTTATAGATTGTGTTTTTATTGATTTTTCTAATCCTGCAAATTTATCATTAACAAATGCAATCTTTGCATATTCTCCACCAATTGGTTGATACAGATTTGCAGCATCAACTTTTTTTAAAAATGCAGAATCAGATTCTGTTTTTGTATATACATTATCTACTGATGGAAAAGTTTTTATTTTATTTTCAATATCAGATAATGTAGCATAAGTGCCTTTAGGTTGAAAAAGATTGTCACTTTCTGTTTTTGTATATCTTTGAATTAATCCATCATTACCAGCTTTAATAGCAGTCTTAAATTCTGTATTTAAAGGATAACGTTCATCACTTTCTCCCTTTGTATAACTATCTCCTACACTAGCATAATTACCCATTTTTATATATTATATATCAATATTTTTTATATATAAAATTAATTATATTTTATTAATATTTTATTAATTTTTGTTTCATATGTTTTTAATTTATTATATGTTTTTACTACTGTTACTATAGACAAATTATAAAATTCTGAAAACATTTTTAAATCTATTTCTATTGTTTTTAATTTTAAAATATAATAAAAACATGAAGCACCTATAGATAAAGGTGTATGATCTAATAACAAATCATTGTCTTCACATATTTCAATTAATAATTTTACAAGTCCTAAAGTATCTTGAGAAATATTTAAATTATATTTGTTAATTGATTCTTTAATATAATCAAACGGTTTTTTTGTATCCAACATTATATTTTTATTTAAATTCAACTTTTTAGAATTAACTAATTCTAATATCATTCTTTCTGCTCTAGTTACATATTTTATATCTAAATTTAATCTTTTAGCCATATCTATATAAGAAAATGGTGTACTAGTATCTTTTGTCATATAATAAATACATATAACTAAAATACCATCCTTTACTCTAGCACGTTTTGTTCCATCTGTTTTTTTAATTGTTTCAATAACATTTACACATAACTCAATAATACTCTCAAATAAAAATTCTGGTATATTCAATTTATTACACAAATCTATAATATATGTTTTTAATTTATATATATTTTTTTCTTCATTTGACCACATATACCACTCTTGCATTTTAGATAATTTATTGTATGTTCGTTTTTTCACTTGAGAAACATTACTATCAAATGTTTGATTAGATATAATTCTATCTTCTTCTATTATTAAACCACAATCCATACATATAACCTCATAATTATCATTTTGTAAATTATTACTATTACAATTACTACAAATATATCTATTATTTTTAGATGTTTCATTTAATTCAGAACTATTCTTTTCTAAATTAAAATCATTCCATACTTTATCTAATTCAGACATGGATTATTAAATTATTAATAAACTTAATTATTCAATTTTTAAAAATCAAATTTTAAATTGTTTTAATACTAATCTTTTTTCTTCATCTGATAATTTGTAATCTTGATATTCCAAACGTTGTGATGATACACCACTTTCTTTAATATATTCTAAAAAAGGTCCTTCTGCATATTCTTTTGTTTGTTCAATCAACATTCTTCCTACACTTGTTACTATACTTCCAAGTTCTTTTAAGATTAAATTACCTTGACCTCTTCCTAAAAATCCATATGTAGAATTTAAAGAAACTTTTATCGCAAGTTGAGTTGAATCAAGAATACTTTCAAGTAATTTATTACCATTTTTTGCAGCTTCAGCCATTTCTCTTTTTACACGTTTTCTCTCTGCATATAATTCTTCTAATAATGCTGGTAATACACCTTTATTTTCAACATTACCAGTTTCTTTGTCTTTATGTGGTTGAACAATTGTATAATTATAACTTACTTTACGTTTTTGAAATTTTTCATCAGAACTTCTTGATTTTTTGTTTAGGTCATGAATTCTACAATAATACTTGTTATCTATTTCAAAATAAGCTTGTTTACCACATATTTCACCTTTTGTCTTACCACTTTTACCAATAGCTTCACATGTATGTTTTAATTTATATTCTATATTATCATCCCAAGCAATCTTTTCATAATTAACATCTGGTATATTGAGATATTTTTCATCTAGAACAAAAGTACTATAACACAAATTACGACTAATCATAATTGTAGGATACAAACTTGCAAAATCTAATACTGCAATGTTATCATCTAAATACATACCAGGAACAGGTTCTAAAACAGTTGCACCTGTAAAACTACTATCTATTTCATCTTCATTTGTAAATAATCGAGACACTATATGTTCTTGTCTTCGGTATTTCAATTTACGATTATAATATTCCTCAAAAATTTCTGTATCACTTAAAATTACAACTGTTGTTTCATCTATTACCTCCGAGACCTTAGCATTTATACTTTTTCTTGTAGTTTTAGATCCCTCTACATTTTTTACAAGTCCTAAATCTATTTCTATATATTGCCCAATATCTTCATCTGTAAATACATCTTGTTCTTTCATTTTAAGAGTAATTGAATAACTATCCTCATTAAAATTTGTATGAGGAACAAGAAAATCCATTTGTCTAGCTTTTCTTAAAATTTGTGAAAACACTTTTATTGTTTGCCCTCTTGTTGTTAAAAATCCAATAGGAACAAATGTAACATTTGCCAATTGCATAATATTTGTCAAAATTAACTGTTTATCTACTAATTGTTGAAGTAATTCTGTATCGACAATACAATATTCACCTATTCGTTTAATATCTTGTGGTAATCCACTTTCATATAAATTAAATATATCTTTAGCACTAACATCTAATTTATTCTTTTTTAATACTTCTGATGCAATATTATCTAATTTATAACTTGAATATTTCTTCATACCTCTTTTATAATGAATTAATAAATCATAATTAAGTCTACCAGGAATATAAATTCTATTAAACTCACTATCACCATATGCACTTGAACTAAAATATTCTTTTTTAATTTCTGCTTGTTTAATTGTTAATCTACTTAAATTTGATAAAAAATCACCAGATAAAACAGTTTTATTACCAATAACTCTTGATGTTACCAAATTTAATAATTTCGCCCTTTCTATTAAATACATACAATCAAAACTATCACCATTATATGTATAAAAAATATCAGGATCCATTTTAGATATAACTTCCGACCATCTTTTAATTAACTCTTTTTCATTTTTACATTCTTCAACTATTACATTAGGATTATCTATCCTTTCACAACTTTTTAAAGTCAATAAATGTTTAACTAAAACATCAGAATCATTAGTATATTTATATGTTGTAGCTATTTGAAATACTTCATTAGGATAAATTATTTCACCATTTTTTTTCATCTTAAATTTTGGATCTGGAAAAGTTCTATCATAACTATAAACTTCAATATCCCAACTAGCTTGTAAAAAATTTGCAACATCTTGATAATCACGTAATGAAACAACGTCTCGTTTATCAATCTCTACCTCAACTTGTGTAGTAGCTGTATCTTGCGTTGTCTTAAATTTCCCTTTTGGTAATCTTATCCATCCAGCCATTAAAATATCTTTAATATGACAATAACGCATAAATGGCTCAAAATTACTTTCATATAATTTAAATTTAGTCTGTTTCTTTGTTACATTTTCAATTGATATTGCCTTTTTAAATAAATATCTACTTTTCATAAGTGCTGTATAACTATTAAAAACTAACTTTACGTATTTATATAACTTTCCATTTCTAAATCCAAATAAATCTTTTCGTTCCACTATACTAGATAAATATTTACCATTTTCTTTAGCTAAAGGATTCTTGAAATTTCGTAACATATAACCTGATTCAATGTATTTCAAAAAATGATGCAAATGAACACGATTAAAACTATCAGGAACTTTAATATAATAAAATGGTTTAAAATTAGTTATTTTACACGTAATACTAACACCTGTTTTTGTTACACCAAAACATCTTATAACATAACTACTATTTATCTTATTGTCTGTTTCTTCAGAAATTTCTTCATATTCTTCTTCATCTTCTTCTTCTTCATCTTGCGCCCACCATTCAATTATTTGAAAATCAATATCATTTTTATAAAAATCATCTTGTAGTTTTATTAAATTTGATTTAAAATACTTTTCCATAACACTATTCAATAAAAATTATAATATTTGTTAATTATTCATTTTTTTAAACAAATTCAATAATTATTTAAAAAATGAATAATTATTAAATTTTTAAATAATTAATAATGACTCTTCCATACGATATTATATATAATATATATTTTTATGTCAAAGATTATTCTACAATTAATAAATTTTGGATTATTTCAAAATATTTTAATAAAAATTATATGACTCGATATAACAAAACATATATACATAAATTTAAAATTTTACACAACGAATTTTTTACATATTTAAATATTTTGTACTTGCAAGAAATTAATATACATCAATATTTATTTCATGATTATGTTTCTTCAAAACGCTTAAATAAAATAGATAAATCAATCTATTTAAATGATTTTATGTTTATTTATAATTTATATACAAACCATATTATTAATATTTTACCAAAAAGAAAACACAAACTTTTAAATAAAATATTATCTAGAGGACCTAATTATCTAGACAGATTATTTAGTTTACATTTTAATAAAAAATTAATAAGTATAAACACTAAATATATTATTCCATTAATCGAACTCTAAAAATCAATATTATGATTTTGTTTTTGATTTTTAATCACATTTTTAATATCTCGTTTAATTACTTTTGTTTCAAAAGTTAATACTGGTTCTTGATTTTTTACACATGTACATATATTAAAAAAATAACTTATGCATTTTCCTAATAACATACCAGGATAAAATGCAAATAAAAACACAACAGCAAACAATATACCTAAATTATCATTTTTATTTTTAAATGGATATCGTCCTATAAATGCTAATACTGATAATGTTAAAAATGTTAAATTAGATAATATACCAAATATAATAGGTGTAATGGATTTTATACAAAACATTATAAAGTTTAAAAAATATAATTTTTCAATTATTTATTTTTATTTATCTGATAAATATATAAAATATATAGCCATGATTGCTGAAATCAATCCTAAAATTTTCCAAATATTTATTGGTTCATCATAAAACATATATCCCATTAATATAGCTAATATAATTGATATACATGACCAAATAGTATTTAATATACTAATTTGATAATTACTGTATGTATAATCTAATAAATATCCAATAAAAACATACAAAAGAATACCTATTAAAAATTTAAAAGAATTAGTCTGATTTTGTTTTATAGTATTTTGTGCAATATTTTCAACAACAGCTATTATTAATGCAAATATTAAAATCTCATCAACAATAGATTTTTTTGCCCAATCTTTTATATTATCAAATAATTGCATATATAAATACTCAATAATATTTATATATATAATTAATCATTTATTACAAATTATCCAAATATTTTATTACGCAATATGTTTTGTTGTTTTACAATATCATCAACCATATTATTATACATATTTTTATCTTTTTTTTTTAAATTACAAATAACATGTACCCATCTTTTCCCATTAACACGCATCCTTCTATTTGTTATTGGATTTTTCACAAATATTTTTGTATTCAATAAATCATTTTCTCTATTTATTAAAATATTATAATATTCTGTTGAATAATTATATAACAAAGTTTTTATTTCTCTATAATTATGAGATATTAAATCATCATTATAATAAGAAAATTTTGTATCACATATATTATATATATTATCAATAACACACATTTCTAAATTACAACAATATATAAAAGATGTCTTTGATAAATCTAATATACGATATGTAAATATTTTCCTTAAACAATATATATTTGTAACATAAGGTGAAATATCATACATTATTCTAAATTTATTATATACAACCTTACCATGAATATAATATAATACATATATGTAATAATATATTATTATATCCTGAAACTTTACAAAATAATCCGGTTTATTAAAATTTTTTAAAAAATTTAAACCACAATTAATATCAATCCTATCCGGATAACACGCAATATTTATAAAAGAATTTAAAATTAAGATATTTAAAATATTTAAATAAGAGTGTAACTTATCATCATAATAATTATATATATTTAAAATTATATTATTTAAAATTGGATTATTTAAAATTGTATTATTAAATATATCTTTATTATTATACATATTGTAAATAACCATTTTCATTTGTGTATAAAAATATTTTTTATTTACTTGCATATTCAAACCATTATTAATTGTTTTTAATTGTTTTGTTAAATATATTTCTTCAAAATTAATTACAAAAATTCTCAATAACTTATTTGTCATTTTAAGTTTAGCTATATCAAATATAGATAAATATTCACCTATATTGTTAAAAATATCTTGACATATATTTTTCATATTAAATAAATAATATTTACTTAATATAAATTCATTTTTTAATTATAATAACGAATCATCCCATTACATTTACTCTCAAACATATATGGTTCAAACCATATATTAACTTTAATTGGAATATTGTGTTCATCATATGTATAATTATATTTAATGATATACCCAATACTCATCATATATCGTTGTAATGTTTCAAGTTGATCTTTTGTTATTGTATCTACTGTTATACAATCACCATATATTTTTCTCGCACCACAAATTAAAATATTCATTAATAATTGAAATAAAGTAACATTATATGTATGTTCTGATAATAAAACACTATATGTATATGGTGGCAATGGCTCTTTTACAAAAACAATATTTACAATACTTAATGTATCAAGATCTTTTCCAATTATTCTGTTATTATCAACTAACATACTCTAATATTTCTAAATAAATTATTTTTATTTAAAAATGAATTAAATATTAATCTAAATCATCAATCAAACAATCAATTGAATTATCATTAGACATTTCTAATATTTTCATATTTATCTTGTTTGTTATATCATTTAAATATAACTTTTTTAAAAAAACTTTTTTTAAATCATTATCACACAATACAAATTCCATTTGTTTTTCTTCATTATTTAGAAAGTTATTCTCAAAATTATTTATAAACGTATTTAAATAACTTAAAATATCATTAATATAATTGTCATCTCTATATATTAATGTAATTCTAATATGATTATTATATTTTTCTACCAACTTGGAAAATGATATATCCAACATATACATGTATAATTGAATTTGAGTTCTTTCATAGTCTCTTAATGTAGAAAAAAATCCCTTAGTTCTATTTTTAACTTCTACTATATAACTTTTTGATCTATCCTTTTCATCAATATATAATCCATCAACTTTCCCACCAATATACCATTCAAATTGACTTGTATTTAAATTATCTAAACTACATTTATAAAATTCCTGAGTTGTATTTAATTTTATATTAAATTTTTTTTCATATATTTCAATAGCACTTTCTTCTTTTAATGTTCCGTGCGTTTTATTTATAAAACTTTCTGTTTCCTTAATAAGATTTTTTTTAGCCGTATCTGTCATTTGCAATGTTTCAATAATCTTACTAACATTTTCCCTTTTATTATCTGTTTCAATATCTCTAGATTCAATTGATTCTATATTTTTTTTACCTAATACTTTTTCCAATTTTTGTTTTTGATTTAAATCTATATCATCAACTCGTTCATTTAAATTTGTAATTTCACTTAATATAATACTTTTCTTATCAACTAATTTATCAGTTTGACTTTGCCATTGTCTTTTAGTTATACGTTTATTTAATAAATCATCTTTTAATAATTCCACTTCTTTATCTAAAATTTTAATTTGTAAATTCCTTTCATTTATATTTCTTTTTGCCTTTTCTAAAATTAAATTATAATTATCTTTATCACAACGTTTCCATAAACGTTCAAAAGGTGTAACATAATCCCACTTATTTTGCCCAATATAACTTGCAATATCACTTGTATATAAAAATATTTTTTGTTTATTCATTTATAATTAATAATAGATAAACTTTAAATTCAATTATTATTAATCGTTTTTAAAAAGTATTATCAAAAAAGACAAGAACCATTATTATAATTCATATTCATGTAGCTCTTGCAGGCGCGAGCCCTGTTTTGATGTTACTTTTTTAAAAGTAACTCCATACAGCCCTTGGATTATATTTTAATATGTTTTTATCTTCACCTTTATATCCCACTTGATTTGATAAAAACAATATTTTATTATTGTCTGTATATAAATATTTATTAATACTAGAATGTGTGTGACCAGAAATACAAACTACAAGATTTTTAAAAGTATATAATTCTTTAATAAAACTAACATATGCTGAAGATACATCAATTCCAAATTTATTAATTTTATTTTTATATTCTCCATTACACATTGGATGCGGACCATGATGTGTTAATAAAACCGTATCTATATCTAGGTCACGTGACAATTCATTTAAAATATAACTAACATTTGTATTAAATAAATTTAATGTATCAATACTATCCAGTTTTCTATCATGTTCTATCCATATTTTCTTATAATCATTAATATACCTTTTTATATTTGGATCAATGTTTGACCACAATGTAGAACCAATTATTTTAATATAATTTCGAATATCTTCTGGAAGTTCTAATGTAACAGAATTATCATATATGTTTAAATATACACTATTATTATTTAAAAAATACACATTTTTAGGAAATTTAACTAAATTTATAATTTCATCCATTGTATATTTCTCAGATGCTTTTGTATAAAATTCATGATTCCCAAAAATCACAAAAACATTTTTAAAATCATTTGCACATCTATTAATAAAATAATTATAATTCTCCTTTAATGGATGACCTATATCACCACATAAAGCTAAATTCGGAGCGACTGGATTAACATAATAATCCTTTCTATGTTCTAAATGTATATCTGATATGTACTGTATCCTCATAGAATACATATTAGCTATATAAAAAAATTAGATTTTTAACAAATTAATCTTATTCTTCAATTTTAAAATCACTTGGTTTCATCTTTTTACCACCACATTTAACTAAACAATTATTTGTATATTCTATAATATCATCTAATAAACTTTCTTTATCTTTTAAAACTATTTTATAAAAACCCAAAATCGGCTTAGCTAATTGTTCTATATAACATTTTCTATTATATTTTAAATTATTTTTTATAGCATATTGTGGATCCTCACCAAGTTCCGACTTTGCACTTTTCGGATCATCACTTTCTATAAAAATATACGGTATTCTATCTCCTATTTGAACCTCTTCTTTTCTTAATTTCAATTTCTCTGCCAATTGAACATGAACCGGCCTTGTTTTATAACTCGCCGCAAGCATTGCCGATACTATTAAATCATTAATATCAATTTTATATTCTAAAATATCACACAAATACTTTTTATATAATTCAATACTTAAACCTATACAATCTTTTTGTTCCTTACATACCTTTCCATTAATAGATTCATCATTAATTATAGTATCAATAATCTCCTTATAACATTTTTTAACCATTGGACAATAATCTCTTCTAGTTAATGCTATACCTTTTGCATCCACACATTTTAACTCAAATGGATCCTTGGGATTTTCATATTTATTTGCAATATACCTTTTCTTCGTCAGTAAAATAAAAGGATGAAACACTTTCTCAAACTCTAATTCAATTGGTTTTCTTTTAAAAATATCATTTGTTAATTTATCACCACATAAAGTAGCTAATGTAAACGTATCCTTTCTATTTTTTTCAAAATTCTTACGATTAAATTTAAAGCGGAGGAAACAACTGTCTGTATTCTGACAGACTATTTCTCCAACACCTGCTAAAAAGGTTCCTTTTTCTGTCTCTAAATCATATACAAATTGTTCTGTTGTAACATTTGGACATTCAATAATTTTTTTAATTTTAGATGTACTTATTTTTTTATTTTTAATTAATCTTAACCAAAATATATTAAACTTCTTACAATCATTTGAAATATTTAAACACATATCAAAACCAATACTTTTTGCAAGATAATATAAACATTGAGCTGAAATTTTGCCTTTTGTGGCAAAACTAGGATTATTTTCATAATTATATCGACCAGTCTTTGCGCCATCCGCATCATAATACCCTTCAAAAAAAGCTTTTCTAATTGCAAGAGATGCGTTTAATATACATGGTGGTATAATTTTGTATTTATTTTCTTCAGAATTTGCATCAACTACATTATAAAAAAGTGTTCTATATTTATCAACCATATATTTTATACTACCAAAAGGAACTAATTTATACACACCACTTGATTTTAATGTATCTAAAATTTTAAACTTTACCGGTTCTATACGTTCAAGAATTTCCTTATATTTGTTTAATCTTTCCATATTATTATTATTTAATGCCCAACTATATTTCAATCCAGATTTACATTTATAATATCCTGCGGATCCATCTCCAACAAAAAATCCCCATACTTTAACTTCATCTTCTGTTAAAATATAATCTGTTTTAGAAAAATCTTTCATAATATTTTTCAAAGGATGTTTAGAATTTGCATAATAATCACAATCTTTACATTTTGATGCTAATCCACTTTTTAAATGACTAGCTTTATAAAATTCTGAAGTATCTTTTTCTATATTACACGTTTTGCAAATTTTAGTTTCACCAGTAATAGATTTAGGAACTTTAACCATTGTAATTTTATTTTCTACAAATTCATTAGGGAAACTATGTAATAAATCATCACCAACTTGTAAATCTTTTGGTTTTACTTTTTCATAATTTGATCTAATAAGAGAATGATCTTCTGTAACATCAACTACACCAGTGTGTGTTAAAACTCTATAAATCTTTTTGTTTGTTTTATGACGAATTACTTTTTTAATTGGATTCCATCCTTTATCACACCAAACTTCGTAATGTGTTAATCCATATTGTTTTTCTAAACGGATAGTTTGATCAAACATTTTGAATTCTGGATATTCTTGCCATTCATTAGTTATATCGTCAATTGTTTTAATATAAATTTGGTTTGTTTCGGGATCTCTAAGTATAACTGGTGTATCACCTGTTACAGAATCGCCGTATACTACTTCTATATTAATATCAACTGGAACTTCTGGGTCATGTTTATAAGCACGATCGGTAACATTGACATTATAAACTTTTGTATTCCAATTAAAAACTACATCTATTTCATTTTTGGGATAAGTTTCTCGTAAAACTGAATATAAAAGTTCTAAATCATTAATATTATCTACCTGAAATTTATTCATAATATACTATTGAAAATATAATATTTTATTTTTAAAATCAATTTATTTATTTTGTATAAATTAAACGTGTTATCGTGTTCTAAAACATTTTCGTTCAGAATTCGATATTTTATTATTGATTTATCTTATAAATAAAATAATGGAATCAAACTTTTCGCCCATGTATTTTGAACAACCTATTGTCCTAAGAGACATTACACAATCTCTTAGTCCTACTACTGGGTCATTTGTTGTTGCTGGAGGTGTAGGTATTGAAAAGAACTTAAATGTTGGAGGAATTCAAAGAATTTCCAATGATACTCAAAGTACAAGTACCGGAGATGGTGCTTTAGTAGTTGCAGGAGGTGTTGGTATCGCTAAAGATCTTAATGTTGCAGGTGACGCAACTATTTCTGGTAATTTATATGTTAATGGTATAGCTACTTATGTAAATACTGAAACTATGAATATTGAAGATAACACTCTCGTTTTAAATTCTGGACCTGCTGGATCTGGTGATGCTGGTGTTCTTATTCATCGTGCTTTAAGTGATGTAACTCTGGATGTAGCTTACACTACAGGTAATGTAGTAGGAACACCAAATGCAACTAGTATAGAATTACCTGCTAGTGCATCTAGCGTTGATGATTTTTACAATGGTGCATGGATTAAACTATCTGATAATAGTATAGCCCAAATCGCCGATTATAACGGGACAACAAAAATTGCAACTCTATCAACTACTGGAAATACCTTAACTAGTGGTACTTTAACTTCAGGAATGGGATTTTCTCTATATATCAGAAATTATTTAGCACAATATTATGATGAATCTTTTGATGAAGTAAGATTTGCATATGTTGCAGATGCAACAGATATTAACAGAGATTTAGAAAATTTTGAGAATTATGCAGATGTTAGATTAGACAGTCTATATGCAAATTCAGGTATTTCTACTGGTAATCTATGGGTAAGTGGATCCTCAACTATTGCTAATTTAGCTTTAGATAATGCAAACTTACAGTCTGCAACTATATCAAATATGATTAATACTAATATTACTTCAACGAATGCACTTATTACCAACGTTGATTCAACTAATCAAACTAATACTAATTTATTAAATACTAACTTTACTTCATCTAATGCAGTCGTGACAGATTTATTAAATACTAACTTTACTTCATCTAATGCAGTTGTGTCAGATTTATTAAATACAAATATAACTTCAACAAATGCAATTATTACAAATGTTGATTCAACTAACCAAACTAATACTA